AGCCGTAGCCGTAGCCGTAGCCGTCGCCGTAGCGGTAGCCGCCGTCGTCGTAGCCGTAGCCGTCGCCGAAGCCGTAGCCATCGCCGTAGCCGCCATCGCCGTAGCCGATGTAGCCGTCAGGCATCATCACCGTAGCCGTAGCCGCCGTAGCCGTCGCCGTGGCCGTAGCCGCCGTAGCCGTAGCCGTCGCCGTAGCCGACGTAGCCGTCGCCGTAGCCGTCGTCGCCGTCAGGCATTGCCGGCTGCGACGGCCCAGGCGTCGGGGACGCACTCGATCGTGAACAGCACCTGACCCAGAGTGACCACGCCATTGCACGGGCTCAGCGTCATACTCGACGCCGCCGGCCCTCCCTGCGCCAGGTGCCCCAGCCCCTTGCCGGCGTCCCAACGCCTGATCACGCTGGCGTCGCCGAGCGTCGACGGCACGCCGGCCTCCGCCGTGTCACCAACCAGCACCCAACCACTCGGAAGCACCACGATCACCTTGCGCATCATTCTTGTCTCCTTGGTATGCGCGGTATCCGCCGCGCTGCGTCTGGACCATCAACCACAGGTCCAGTCTCGGTAGGGTAGCACAACGGTCGCCCGTTGCGCTACCCCATCCTCACATGCGCGCGCTACTGGATCGGCTCCAGGCCCTCGCGCGCCCGCGCCTCGTTGATGATCCGCCGGAAGTCGTCGTCATTGGCCACCGGCCGCTTGGTATCCGCGTAGCCCCGATCTCCAATATCCTCGTGGTAGAGGTTGTACTCCAGATACTGGGAGGCCAGATCCCGTGCCTGATCATAGAGGAGGTTCTCCAGCTCGTCTGGCGTGAGGTAGACGACGTCCGTGTCGTACACCTCCAACTCGTCCTCGTACGTGCAGCCGCTGAACCCGAAACCGCTCTCGACGATGATCTTCATCTACCTCACCTCCGCCATCTCGCAGATGGCGTCGTACGCCTTCTGCTTGAAGCTGGCATCGAGCAGGATGCGCCGCGTCCTGTTCTCCGCGATGGACGACTTCTCCGAACGTCGGCCCCGGACGAAGTGGTCGGACCAGGCCGTGCACGCCTGGAGCGCGGCGTAGGCCGTGCCCCGCACGTTCTGCACGTCCGGCGCGTTGACGTAGAGGAGGGTCAGCTCCTCGCGCTCGCGCTCCGCGTTGGCCTGCGCCCGCGCCTTGTCCTGAAGCTTGCTCGGGTCGGCCACCAGGTGATCGAGGAGCCGATCCCAGTCGGCGCTGGCCAGCGGGGCCCGAACCAGCTTGTTGCACTGGTCCTCGTAGGCGGACCAGTAGCGCCCGGCCACGCTCAGAGCCCGACGCGCCTCCGCGATCCGCTCGCCGACGCTGACGGTGTGCCTGAACCAGTAGGCCGCCTTGTGGCCCGACAGGTTGGCGTTGAAGGTGTTCTCGCAGACCGTGCGGACGGTGCTGACCACCGCGCCCACCCTGGTGCTGCCGTCGAAGCTGTTCAGGAAGGTCATGTACCCGGTGTGGGACTCGCTGTCCTGACCGGCCACGTAGAACTGCCGACTGGCCCGACAGGCGATGAACATCTTGCGCCCGCCGTCCAGGGTCCCGGCCGTGTCCGCGATCACCTCGCGCAGGCCGTCGCCACCGGGCCTCAGCAGCTCGGACAGGAAGCCAAACGCCTCCCGCCCCTGGACAGCCCGGTAACCCTCGCCGACAACCCCCAGATAGGTGCCGTCAGCCCGCACGTTGGCCACCTGGTCCTCGATCCGGACCGGCTTGCCGTCAGCCGCGATGTAGTAGATCGGGCAGGGCTCCACCGGCATCTCGATCTGCGGCACGTGCCTGGCGATGGTCTCGAAGTCCATGGCGTCGTCCGGCAGCACCGTGCCCGTGCCGTGCCAGGCCGGCAGGCCACGCGCGAAGACGGTCTCTTCGGTGTTGGCTGGCATTCTGTCTCGCTCCTTGGGGTTGGCCCGATCCGCCGGGCCGGCGCCCGTCCTCCTCGTAGGTCAGGTCTAACGCTGTCCATTCTAGCAGAACAGACAGCGTGTGCGGAGTGTATTGGCGGCGTTTAGGCCACTGGCCTACCCCTCCACGAGTAGCGTCTCCAACGCGGGCCAGAATGCACGGGCTTGGAACCGTGCCGCCGCGTTACAGCGGTATCGAACCGCTGTCCTCCGCGCTACGAATCGAGCGACCACCACGCGTCGTTGGCGAGGAAGAAGTCGCCGTCGCTGAAGCCGAACGAGTACGCCTCGCCGTTGCTGGCGGACAGGTGCTCATTCAGCCAGTCGAGGGCGTCGTCGTCGGCCCAGTCGATCTGGTCGGGATCATTTGACCAGTCGCCATCCCACCCGCACTCGCGGGCGAGCTGGATGACGCGGCCGCACGGGTCACCATTGGCGCCGTCGAAGATGCAAGCAGCCACGCACGGGTTGCCGTCGTCGTCGCTCTCGCCGGTCGGGTCGAGCCGGTACTGCGACTTGACGACGCCGTCAACGATGATCTCGACGAGAACCTGATCTCTCGTGTCCATGTCTCTGCTCCTCAGGTATTCCCGGACTGGGATGCCCGGATAGGACGGGACCGGGCCTTCGCCCGGTCCGTACCCTGTCACGAACCGAACGCGTACACCGTGACCTTGTGGACGCGGTAGGAAGCCGAGTTCATGAACTCGGCTTCCAGTAGATGGCCGTCGCGGGCCATGGGCCGTCGCCGTAGCCGACGCAGTGTCCAACCGAGTCTCAGATGAGACTCGGCTCTCTGACGCCACTCGGTGAGCGCGAGCTCGAACGTGTCGCACTGGAGCGCGGCGTACGGAACGGTCTGCACGTAGTACATGCGTGTCACCACGAGACCCTCAGGCCAATCTGCTCGGCCACGTCGACGACCTTGCGGACTCCGTCCAACCAGTCGGCCAACGCGCTCTGCGTCAGCTCCGTGTCCTCCTCGCGGTCCTCGGACTCACCGTCCGTGCACAGCTCGCTCAACGCGTCGGTGACGTTCTGGACGTCGTCCAGCTCGTCAAACGCGGCCATGAGCTTGTCCGCTTGCGCCTTCGTAAGCTTCTTCACAGCTTGCTCCCTGGGTAGAGGGTACGGCCAGACGGGACGTCTGAGCCGTCCTATCCGGGGGCCGAGTGGGGATCACCCGGCCGCCGGTCCCCCGAAGTGGAGACAGGATGCGGCTTGTCAATGCCTCACTACCGATCGCGTGCGCGTCTCACGCGACCCCAGGCTGTGAGCTGTCCAACGGGACAGCCCTGTCCTGGCGTTGATAGGTGGTGGGCTTTCGGCCGAACACCTGATCCGGGTCATAGCTTTCGGCCAGAGGGCCTACGGCAGCGACGCCGTGGCAGTCCCCTGGACTGGCTGACTCTTCACTTACGCCCGGTCGGCACCTCCACCACCGGTCCGTCGCGCCGCCTCGGGTAGCTCCAGGGCCGAGATCCGGCCCACCGTCCGAGGCGATGGCGCCATCCTATCGGATCAGCTAGCGGCCTGTCAACCCTTTGAGCCGACTTTTTTTCTGAAGATTTCCCCAGTTGACCCGTGCGATACTCTATATGTAAGTGATAGAGTCTCTATAACATTATGGTAGCTTGTCACGGACTCGTCACTAAGATTACTAAGATATCGTATACGGTATTGTCATAATCTGGACAAAATGCCACATTGTCCTGCCTGGGAACAGGCGTATGGTCCAACCAATCGGCAATGCCGACTCGTTGAATAATGGTGTGTTGGAAATTGGTGGCTTTAAGCTCGATGGTCCGGTACCAATTCCTATGGAGAGGGCTCAGGCCGTAGAAAATGACAAGTCGGTGACAACCGGAAAATAGAATTGTCAAGATCACGAATGGAGTTGAGAGGTGACGAGATGACAGGCCAGCGGTACTCTTTTTTCTCCACTTTTAAGAATACTACTACTAGTAGTGGAGTTTCTACATGTGGTGGGGGAGCCGACGGCCGTGGCAAAGACTGGCGGTCGACCTGTCACCTCTACAACTCACCCGGGTGTGCCCATGACGCGCCAGGACCCGGCCAGCCCAGGGCCGAGCTAACCTACCCGGCGAGTTGTTGACATCAGCCCTACTGGCCTGCTACCATCACCTCCTCCGCTGTGTTCCCAGCGAATGAGGGGGGAGCTGGTAAGGCCACCAGCTCCCCCGCCGGGACCGGCGGTTCGGGAACACAACCAGGAGGAACCAATGAGTGGGCATCAGCCCCGATCTCGTAGACCAGCTCAGACTCAAGCTCTCCAATCGCTCCGCCCGCACACGCACGAGCTCGACCGGAGAACGCTGGCTCGACTGCCAGTGCCCACTGCATGACGACCGGATCAGGTCAGCCAGCCTCAACCTCGACGTCGGCGTCTTCCATTGCCGAGTCTGTTCCCCCCAGTCCTCCATCCCACTCGACAAGGTGGCTCAGGCTCTGGCCGTACAGGTACCATCCAACGGACACTCCGACAAGAAATCACTCAGTCTTCCCCGCGTCGAGCTCGCCCGATGGAACTATGCCTACCATTGGCCGAACGGAGAGCTCTCTCATCGTCACTGGCGTATCGAGTACGCCCATCATCCCAAGGGCTTCAAGTTCCAGGCGCCATCTGGCGAATGGACACGGCCAGCAACGTACTGGCCCCTCTACGGAGATATGGGGTTGGAGCGCGGCGACTTCGTGATCGTCACCGAGGGCGAGAAGGCCGCTGACGCACTGAACTGCCAGTGCATCGACCACGTCAAAGCCATCACCGCCGGGTCCACACAGGACCTGATGGCCGACGGGACCGTCGAGATCATGGCCAAGCGCATCCTCGAAGTCCAGCCGTCCATGGTCGCGCTCTGGCCGGACAACGACCCTCCCGGACGCAAGGCGATGAGTCTGCTGCGGAAGAGACTCCTGGAACGTCATGTGCAGCCGGTCGTCCTGATCGATCCAGAGACCCTCAAGCTGCCGAGCAAGGGGGATGCGGCTGACTTCCTCATGGCCGGTGGGGACCTGGCCTTGGTCATCTCTGGCCTGCGCCAGAATGGCCGCAAGCAGCCTGCCCCCCGAGACGTGGTCAGCCAGCTCTGCGTATTGCATTCAGGCGCGGTGGTTTGGCCTGGGACCGAGCACCTGGTCAAGCTGGACGTCAGCAACTGCTCATCCTTGTGGCAGGCGATCACTGGCGATATGCCGACGGACCGGCAGGCCAAAGAGACGCTCAACCTGGCTCGCAACAAGCTCTACACCGAACCGGTCATGGACTACTATCGCGTCTGGCAGGACGGGAAGTCCATGTACTGGCGGCCTGACGCCGGCCTGGACTGCTACTGTTGCTCCGCCGAGGGCATCGACGTGATCCCGGACTGCCCCAGTGGCAAGCTGCTGGCCCCGGGTCCCGCCCGTCGGCCCGCGAGAGCGGATGTTTCTGGTGACGAGCACGCCTGGAATCGATTCTGCGACCTCTTCGGCCTGAGCGAGCTGGAGAGGCATCTCGCCTTGGCCTGGATGATCTGTTGCTTGACGGGGCAGGAGACGCCGATCCTGCTGCTGAGGGGGTATGGCAACACGGGCAAATCGACTCTCGCTCGCGCGCTCCTCGGCGTGGTCGAGCCGACTTGTCCGGAGATCGACGCCGGGACGCGTCGCGAGCTCGATGACCGACAGCTCATTCGTACCTTGCAGAGGAGTCCGGCGTTGCTCCTGGACAATGTGTCCAGCTTGCCGGCGGCCGTGGAGGATGTTCTCTCCAGGCTCGTCACGGAGTACGTGGTCAGTTTGCGAAGACTCTGGACGGACGACGTCGAGCTCGTGGCCATGCGCCGCGCGATCATCATCACCACTACCAATTGGGACGTCTACAAGGGCGACCTGGCCAGCCGCATCGTCGTCTGTCAGCCGCGCCTGGAAGGTGATGATCGCCTCGACGCCGATTCTCTGCGAAACGTGATCGACTCCCAGTTGCCCCTGATAAGGGGGTATGTCTTCAAGCAGATATGCAGGTACTACGCCGAGGCTCCGCAGCGTGTCAGGCAGGCTACGCCCTGGCGAGTCGCGAGTGTCGGTCTGGTGCTGAGCAGCCTGGGGCTCGACGCCAGGGACCTCTACGAGCGAGAGCGCGCCCAGCGAGCCGAGGCCCTGAACGCCAATGATCCCTGGATGAATGCTCTGGTCGATCTTTGGGATCAGGAGAACCAGGGCGGCGAGTTTATTTACTCAATTCGTCAGATCGTTGATTTCATGCATCAGCACGGGGTTGGCTTCGATGCGTTGCCGAGTGCCACTGGCGGGAAGTTCGCGCGCTGGGTAGAGGAGAAGCAGATGCTGCTGCGTGATCATGGGTTCTGGATGCAGCGGCACCGGGACAATCTTTCTCGTGGCTATTGGTTCCGCCGGGCATGAGCACTCCCTATCAGCGCGGCGCGGCGTTCGAGCGCCGGGTCCAGTCGGAGCTGGAGGCGGAGGGCTGGTTGGTCACGCGCAGCCCGGCCAGCAAGTCTCCGTACGACCTGGTGGCCCTGCGGCGACGTGAGGGGCTGCGGCCGGAGCCCGGTCACAACGGTCAGGACCTGTTGATCCAGTGCAAGCTCCGGGGTAGCATCTCCAGGCGTGAGATCGAGGTTTTGTGCGAGCTGGCGTGGGCCTACGGAGCGGAGGCGGTGTTGGCCTACACGCTCCAGGAGCGGGGCGTGATCCATTACCGCATGTACGAGCCGGATGACGGTTGCGCTAGGGCCTGGCACCCATGACCACGATCGAGGTCTGGGTGGATCGTCCTGAGCCGCGTTTGCTCAGCTTCGAGTGTGGCCTGAGTCCTGGCGGTCACACGACGCCCGTCCTGACCCGGTCGAACGTGAGCCAGCTCCTGTACTGGCTCTGGGAGTTCGATCCTGAGGCCGGTCCGGAGAAAGGCGGCAGCACGATCCCCTACCTGCTCGATGACTTGATGGAGTTGCTCAGAGGCGGAGTCTTCAGTGTCGCCTACCCCACCGATCATGGCAAGTCGACCCTCGTCGACGCCGACACTGTGATCAGTTGCTTGCTCTGGCCTGAGGAGACCCTCAACATCGTCATCAAGGGAGCCAAGGAGACGGCGGTCGCGTCGGCCCAGGCATGCGCGTTCAAGTTGCAGAGAGCGGCCGAGTATTTCCCTTACGCGATGCCGCTCTGTCGCTGGGACCTCAAGACCGGGATGCCGCAGGTCAAGTCGGGGTTCTTCATCGAGGGTTGCCGGCTGCGCCAGCTCGGCGAGCGCAATCGCAGCGTCTATCCGGCTGGCATCGCGGAGCGGGCGGTACAGGGCATGCGGGGTCGGGCCAAGTTGGACGACCTGGAAGACGAGAATGTACTCAAATCAGAAGCCAAGTCCGACACTCTCAAGAAGCAGGTCTCCAACAGCGTCCGCAACCTGCAACGCGAGAAGCCGGGCACGGTGGCATTGTGGGCGATCTTCGGGACTCCGCAGGGCGCCAATTCGGTCATGTACGTGGTCGACACTGACTTGACATCGGTGGGTTTGCGGTTCAAAACGATTCGCCGGCCCCGGGTGATCCAGTCTGGCCCTTACAAGGATCAGCTCTTGTTTCCCGCCACTGATGTGAAGCGCGCTATGCAGCAGGGGATCATGGACCCGACGGCTTACGACATCGCCTGGGAGCTCAAGGTTCCGGGCGAGGGCAGATTCGATACCAAGTTGGCTCTGTCGAACATCCTCGATGGCAGGTTCCCGTTGTTGGCTAACGAGAACGACTTGAAGGAGTACGTGTACGGTCGTCTGATAGAGGATGGTCAGCGTCAGGTGGGGTTCGAGTATGGAGATAGTGGTCAGCTTCAGCGAGCCGCGCAGCGCATGGTGGAAGAGGAGCTGAGCTTGTACATAGGTTGGGACCCGGCCACGGTGGGGACCTTCGCTCTTTGCCTGATAGCGATGCTGCCGGTGACGCGTTGGTTGATTCGCTTGCGAATCGACAGCGCGACGGCCGACGAGCAAGCGGATCAGGTTGTAGAGTGGCAGTACCTGTTCCCGTCGGTGATGGTGGTCGTCGAGAGAGACGGGCAGCAGGACGCGTTCATCGATCTCTTGCGGTTGAAGGACCCGGCGGCCATGATCATTCCACACACCACTCACGGTTATAACAAGAACACTCGACATAGCGGCATTCCGGCGATGATGCGGGAGATGCTTCGTCCGAACATGTGGCACTTGCCGTGGACGCCGGAGGATTATTGCCAGGAGTATCTATTTCGGGTGACGGAAGAGATCCGCAGATGGGGGCCGACCGCGCACCCTCACGGCATTCCGGCGTTGTGGTTCGCCTGGTACTTCGACAGGCAGTCTCGTGGGTCCGGGGTGTCGGAGCAACAACCCAAGCCCGGCGAAGTGGGGGTCTACGATTTCGTGATAGACTATCGAGGTCCATTGCGGGACGTCGCCCCGACGGCGACGCAGAAGCCTGCGACGGCGTCAGAGGAGTCCTGGAACCGTAGATGGCCTTCCTTGCGGAATACCTGAACCACGCTGGAGCGCTGAAGAAGCTCTGGGAAGAGCGGAGCACTCAGCTCGACGTGAAGATGCGCGACGAAGCGTATCGAGTCCATGAGAACGCGTACCTCAGTCGGACGTCTGATGGCGATCGACAGAACGTCACCTGGCGGCCGATCATGCTCGATGGGCAGGTGGGGGATACGCGGGGCCGGGAGCCGATCAACATGACCAAGCAGATCGGCATGCATCACACCGCGCAGGCGGCTCGCCCTCCTCGGACCTGGAACGAGCCTGGCGGCATGGAGTCGGAAGAGGTGGCGCAGCGCAACACGGCCTTGATCCAGCGCGTTTTCAGAGACAGCAAGATTAAGCTCGTGCAGACCAGGCAGGCCAATCATCTCGCGGTGTATGGTGACGCGGTCTACGGCCTGGTCTACGACACGTCTTCATCGGCTCGGCGACGGCTATGGGTTAGAGGACAGAAGCCGTTGTATTGTTTCCCGGCCCTGGACGATCAGGACCCTGGCATCCTGAAAGACTTGCTGATCAGTTACGAGACTCGCAAGGGTTGGGCTGAGAAGCAGTTCCAGGTGGACATCCCGGTAAACAAGTCTGTCGTGCGGGTGTGTGAGTACTGGGATGACGAGTACCGCCTGGTGCAAGTCGAGGACGTGGTGGCGAACGCCTGGACGTTGAGGCACAAGCTGGGGTTTACTCCCTGGTATTGGTGCTTCAATCAGGTGCCTGGTATGTTCGCGCAGGCGGATGTGGCCGAGACCCCGAAGCTTCAGGGCACGATGAATGAGCTCTTCATCCTGGCATTGGACGCGCTCCGGCGGAACATCGACAAGGCGTACTACGCGGTCGGGCACAAAGGGACGATCACTCCGGTGCCCGGCAAGGCGATCGGATTCCCGAATCCCAATGTCCGTGTGGACGAATTCCCGACAGCCGTCCCGCCGGGCATGATCACCAGCCTGATGCAATATGTCCAGCAGAACGCGCAGAGCATGGCCGGCATCTCTCCTATCTCAATGGAGGGGTTGGCCGAGAACTCGATCGTGACGGGTACGGCAGTGAGGCATCAGGTCGAGGCGATCGAGGCGAGGGCGGAGTCCAAGAGGACGAACCTGGAAGCGGCTTACGCCTGGCTGGGGGAGGGCATCCTCAAGGTGGTCATGGCGAAGTTGGCTTCGCATGAGATGAAATTGCGGGTGTCGGGGCAAGAGGTGACGCATAAGGGAGCGGAGGTGGGTGATTGGACCTATTGCGAGGCCAGTTACGGTAGCTTCGAGGGGTTGACGGCTACCGATCGAGGGAATTGGGCGATGCAGGGGTTGGGCCGCGTGCACGGCAGGCGTACCGCCATAGCGCTCGCCTATCCCGATCGTGACGTGTCCGATATGGAGTCTGAGATCGATCGATATCAGATGGATCAGGCGTTGCTCAGTGCGCAGGCGCAGGCGCAGGCGCAGCAGGCCCTACAATCATCTGGAGGGCCGGCGGAACAGCCAAGTGGGCGACAGGGACCAGTTGGCGGGGGGACCCCCGCCGGCCCCACTCCGGCTCCTCCGCAAGTCAAGCAGTATCCACCGCAGCCCGGGCTGTCGTCTCTCGGGGGCATGAACACTCTTTCGGACCTGAAACTGTCTATCCGGTTGATCCGTGACCAGCTTCGGGGGGATGTGTACGCCACTGGTGAGATGGCTGTGGTGGGTATGTCGATGGCGCCTACGACGGCGGTGACGGACGATCGTGACCAGGCCATCGTGCAGTCGACCCTGGCGCCGCACAAGACGATTGTTCGAGTAGGCGTGGACGAGAGTGAACCTCGCGTCATGCTGAACGATGAGTGAGTTCAGTGGTGATCGGGTGCGGCCGTCCCCGCGATTCCGACCGGGTCCCGGGCAGCTCGGCGAGCACGCGGCTTTGCAGGTTGCGCAGCCTCATGCAGGTGGTAGCCGGCGTGATCGTGCTCAGCGGGCTCAGTCCGGACGGTCACGAAGTGCGTCTGAAGGACGCTCCGGCGCATTGGGGATGGGCACACCGCAGAGGCAAGAAGACCCGAGTCAGGCCCATCTCGTCTACGGATTGATGCACGAGAACATCAAGTCTCTGGGCAGGGATCTGCCGTTTGGACTCTGGGCGTTGCATAACGGGTACTTCTCGGATCTGGCTCCAGGGCGACAGCCCGTGGATTGGCTCGACTGATGATCCAGATGGACCAGCCGGCGGGGCAGCAACCGCAGGCCGGGCAGCAGGTACTTGCCGGGCAGCAACAGCTCGCTGGCCAGAATCCGGTGGCTACGGCAACCGCGCAAGCGTTGAACAACTTCGCTCAGATCCATAATCAGTACCAGGCGCCATTGACGTCGACTCCGAGCTATCAGCCGACGGCGTCTCCGAGCCCCGAAGTGCTTCAGCAGATCGGGCAGCTCATGGGGTCCGTACAGGTGCCGACTCCTCATCCAGATTCTCCGTTGGTGAATGGCGCGTCTGGTGGTCAGGCGCAGCAGATCAAGTATTCGTCGGATGCCGGCGGGGTGTTGCGAGGCATTTGGGACAACACGCTTGGCGGATACTTGCACCTCTGGCAGACGAACCCGGGCGCTGCGGCGGCGGAGACGGCGGTGGGGTTGGCGGCGGGGGCGGCCACGGTATTCGTGCCCGAGCTCGCTTTGCCGGTGTGGGCGGGGTTCGCTTTGATGTCAGCGCCGACGATCTTGCCGCGTACCGTGAGCTCGCTCGCGGAGGCGTGGCAGAACCCGAACGATAGTACGGTCACTCAGGCGTTGATCAATCTGGGGACCGCCGGATTGACCATTGGGAGTCCCATCAAGGCGTTCAGGGGTTTGGGAGCGACTCGGGCGATCCTGGAGGATGGGACCAAGGCGTTGCAGACGCAGCATACGGTGGCGGGTGCGGCTGACGAAGTGTTGAGTATCTCCAAGCTGGCGTCTCAGGCCGGGGAGAGAGTGGGTGATGTGCGTGAGCTGGTGGACCCGACCAAGGGTGTAGAGCAGTACGAGTTGGTGCCTCAGACTCTTGGTGAATTGGAATCCGAGATACTGGCTCGGACTGATGGTCGATCTCCGATCGAGATTGGAGACGATACAGTTGAGCGTCTGCGACAGTCGTTGCAGTTGCACGGGCAACTTCAGAGGCGAGTGGAAGAGGCCGCCGGTGGTACGTCCGACGAGGTCGCGGGGCTGGCCACCACCAAGAAAGAGTTGAGCGCTTTCGAGCAGAACGATTTGATTCCCGCTCAAAAGGAATTTGCTCACAGGTACGGCTATGTCCTGGCTCGTGAGGATGCACTCCCCAGGATGGCGTATGACGAGCTGAACTCCATCCCCTTGCAGGCTCGCGCGGCCGTTGATCGTTCGTTTCGCGCCATCTGGGGGGTTCTGCATGGCGCGGGCGAGGGTCATGGCTGGGATGGCGTATCGGATGGGGTTGTACACACGGACTTTGCCGAGAACCTTGCCGAGGCGATGGCCAGGGGAATGGCGGGCGGCGGGTTGGAGCACGCGGAGTCCGTGTTGGGGACGGAGCTTTTGTCGGCTGGTCGTCGACTCGGGATAGCCGACGATCGTATGGAAGCCGTATACAGGGCGATGGAAGGCGACTCCAATGCCGGCGAGCATTACTGGGGCGCGCTCTCAGCGTCTGAGAGGTACCTTGCGTCGAAGCTGCACGCGACGTTCGGCATCATGACCAATTACGCGTATAAGCACGGCCATATCGAAATGCCCTTGTCGAGGTATGTGCCGCGTATCGTGCAGCGCGACGATGTCGAGTACGGCCGTCCAGGGAACGCATTCCTGCGCAACCCCGGCAATGTCGACAATCGTTCCTGGGTGGCTGACGACTGGGGTGTCGCCAACGAGATGACGGACCTGGAGCATCATCCCGACGAGCTCTTGTCGCTTCGTCCGTTGGGGGATCGATTGCGCCAGGCGGTTCGCACTCGCGAGCAGTTCCAGCAACGGGAAGATCAACGGGCAGAGGCATTCAAGCAGGCCGCCGGGCATCGAGAGATGTTGCGGCAGCCTGGTGTGGGGGACGCTCTTCAAACTGCTCGTCGGACTCTCGGGCAGTTGACCAAGGATCTGATCCCAAAGACCGAGACGAAGCTGGAAGAGGCGGCGCAGAGGATTGATGATCTCGAACGCCGCATACCGAGCTTGGATCACTACCTGAGTATCGCCGATAGGGGGCTCGCCGCCCTTAAGGGTAAGCGCGGCAAGGTCGCCGAGAGGGCGGAGTTGCGGGCGTTTCGAGAGCGTTATATCCGAGAACTTCGACCAGCTACTCGGGAGCTCAAGGGGCTCAAGGACCAGCATTCCGAGTGGACGGCTAGTCTGGCGAGGTGGAAGAGTCAGGCGGTTCAGGTGTCGGATGATTTCGTCCGGTCGGTGGGTGACGAGAGCGCTCGCGCTTTGCTCTCGATGGATCGCGATGCGTTGACCGCGATCGCGCAGGGCAAGCATCCTGGCGGTCGGAAGTTGTTGACGGGGTACAGATTGCCGCAGGTGGCTTTCGGTCGGTTTCTCCGACAGATGAACCAGACGCGTTATCGCGAGGCTTGGCAGTCGATTGCTCGCACGGTTAACGATCGTACTATAAAGATGGCCTATGGAGCTCACGCTCCGATCTCAGTCCAGGAGATCAACCTCATGGACGCGGACAAGCGTCCGATCGCGGTGCCGGGGGATTTGCCGTCAGGCGTGCCGGGGGCTATGTTGGAGGGTTACGTACAGGTCATGCCGTCCATGGGGCGGCCGGGGTCGCTCAACTACCAGTCTCCTATCTTCGCCAGGGCCGACGTGGCGGCTAGATACAAGGAGCTTGCACAGCAAGCTCGATCTAGTTCAGAGCTCAAGACGAGTTTCTCGCGTGGTGTATACGGCCTTACGGTGGGGTTTCCCAAGCGACTGATCATGGGGTCTCCGGCCTGGCATGGAAAGAACGTGACGGGCAGGTACATGGCTTTGTTGTTGGATCAGCCGACGATGGCGGCTTCTGCCTTGGGTAGGGTTTTGAAAGAACGATTCACAAACCCGGAGGCTTACTACCAGACCAAACTGGATCATTGGATGGATGGCGGGGTGCCCGCGAACAGGCACAACGTTCACGACCAGCTCAATCATCTTGAGCAGCAAATGACGGGGCAGAGGACCTTTGGCGGAGCGCTGAAGTCAGCGGCGGGAGCGATTCCCAACCTGCACGCCAAGTTGGCTGAAGGTTGGTTCTGGAAGACGATCGATGATGTCGGGACCGCCGCGTATCTCGTGCAGAAGCACAAGATCATGTCGACGAGGTCATGGGCTAGTGATCGGGTGGCGGGGATGCTGGCGGCGGAGCACGCCAACAATGTGACGGGTATGGTCAATCCGCTCTATATGGGCAAGCTCTGGAAGTACGGTCGGCAAATGGCGATGTTTGCGCCGAACTGGTGGACGAGCTTCAATCGTATGGCCGCTCAGTCCGTGCCTGGAAGCGCCAGGATTTCAGAGTGGTTGTCAAGGCATCCCAGGCTGAGCGCGCTCGATCCAGTGAAGATGCACAGTCTGGACATCCGTCAGCGCAAAGAGCTTGTTCGTTCGATGCGCAGTTACTTCTTGACGTACATGGCGGCGGGCATGGCCACCCACGACATGATGAATGTCGTCCTGTCGGGGCACCATACGTGGGATAACGGCAAGGGGCACGAGTGGGATTTGCAGACGGATCTGAGCCATGCTCCACAGGGTGACCCTGAGACGACGGGAGTCAAGCACGCGTACATGTCCGGAGACCCCTTCTTCAGCCAGATGGCCGATCTGATGAACGTTATCGGGCTCGGGCATGACTGGGGGTTCTTGCACCAGATGCAGGGCGATGGGTACAGGCAAGCTGACGCCATGCACAAGATCGGGATCATCGCTGGCGCTTTGGGTACGGGCCTTCAGCAGCGCGCGGCGGGGAAGGCTGGGCTGCCTTTGCAGGAGGCCGTGGGGCTTGGCCTGGGCGTTGATCCCTATCGGTTGCTCAAGTCGGGCCAGGCGGTTCAAATCCCTCGTTCAGAGGCCCTGGTGGGCCTTCTGCCGGCTGGAAGCCAGGCTCAGGTAGCGATGGACGATCAGCGTCGCCTGGAGACCAGGTTGGCGATCACAGGGGACGCGAGCAGCCTGGCGCAACTTCAGCAGCTACAGAGCGGTGGGGAGCTCCCTGGAGGGGTGCCCTGGGGGCCGGTGGCAGGTGCGCTCAAGGGGCAGTTCCTGGGCTTGCCGAGTCTGTACTATACGGGCGATGAAGCTCCGGCGGGGTATGCCCCGTTGAGTAACTCCGAGATGACTCAGTACCTACAACAGCGTCAGCAGGTGTTGACCAAGAAACGGACACTCTCAGAGCAGCTCATGAATGGAAGCATGAGCCCGTACGACTGGGTGCGGGAAAACGAGATCGAGTCGGCGCGGTACCAGCAGCTCTTGAGCGATACTTTCGGCAACAGCTCGACTGAGGGTCAGCTCTGGCAGGCGTACGATAAGCTGAACAAGAAGTACAACCTGGACAATCCCAACCTCAGCCAGAGCGATTTCTACAATATGCTCGACCAGCGCAATGCCGAGTGGGATGCTCAGCTTAGCGCGTTCAGCCCACAGGCTCAGGCCGCATACTGGGAAGCCCATACGAGCACGTGGACTGACGCCGACTACTTGTACGATCTGAGCAAGCAGACCAAGAATGCGGTGGCTGCTTCGATTGATGGCGAGGGCGGTCAGCATATTCGCCAGGCGCAGAGTCGACTTTCGGGACAGGGGTTGCCCTTGACGACGAAATCCCTGGACGATCTGAGGAAGCAGGACCCGTACCTGTGGACGTATTACAACGTCCTCAAGCAGATGGGCTCGAATACGCTTCTGGGGTCGATGGTATCGGCGTTTTCGAATCCCTTCGCCTCGTTCACGGTTATGCCCGACGACGAGGCACAGCAGATGCAGGATCTGGTTCAGTCGGGTGTGCTCAAGAGCGGAACTTACGTGCGACAGTCGACGCTGGGGGGACTTGCCACTGCGGCGAGAGGTGTGAGCGCGGCCGATGCTCCAGAGGGCGGGAGACTGCCTTTGTCGCCGGAAGGCCAGCAGTTTGGCGCTGGCATGACCGCCCAAGAGGCGGCTCAGATCCTGCAACAGCAGGGGAGCTCGCTTGACCCTCGCATCGTTCAGCTACTGGAGGCGCTGACGCATGGCCAGCCCGTGGGATAACTGGAGTAGCGGTGGCGTTGGCGGGTTTGCGTTTCCGAGCGGTATCGATCCTTCCTCGTGGGAGGCGGGGATACAGTCGTTGGCCAATACGGTGGGCGGGTGGTTCCAGGGGCTTGCTGGAGGCACGGTCGACACTTCCGGACAAGCGCCAGCTCCTGGAGGCGCGCAGCCTCAATCTCCAGGCAATCAGGATCTGAGTAGTCTTCTCCAGATGCTGGGAGGTGCTTCGGGCGGGACCGCGTCCGGCGGGACGGCGGCTTCCAATACGTACACGACTCCGGACGGGGTTTCGATCACGATAGGGTCGGCCGAGGATCACTACTATCAGCTTGTGGATGCGGTGTGGGTGAAGTTGTTCGGATCTCATGCTGATTTCGCCCAGGCCCGTGTCTTTCACGACATGGGCATCCAGAACACTGACCAGCTCAATCAGGTCCTGGTGCAGATGCCCAGTCACATCAAGCAACCTGATGGGACTCCCATCAATATTGGTACATACGAAGATATGTTGACGACGGGCAACAAGCTCGGTCAGCAGTACTTCGGACGTCCGATTCCTGATAGTTTGATCACTGATTGGGTCGCTCAGGGGATCACCGAGCCTGCCGCGATACAGAACTGGTTCTTCAACCACCCAGCCAATGACCTTCCCAAGGACCAGTACGGAGCCGCGTGGGACGCGGCCAACCAGTGGACACAACAAGTCTGGGGCAATTTCAAGCAGTGATCCAGATTCCGAAAGTGGTCGCCGCTCAGCCTGTGTATCCTCATCCTGACGAGATCGTGGCGATTCATCAGGCGATCGTCGCGTCGGCGGGGGAGGGGGGGAGACCTGACTTCAGCCAGGCCAGCGTGGCGAAGCATGTGGCCGACTACTACGGCAATCAACCTCATCCGGCTGCCCCCGCTTTGAAGGTCAATGAGTATCAGGCGTACGAGAGAGTCGCCTGGCAGCTCAACGACAGACAGCCGACGGGAGCTGACGTGACGCACGCGGCGCAGACGTTGAAGCAAGCGGGGATTTCGCCGTCGGAGTTCGAGCAGACCTGGAGCGTGGCTAGGCCGGTGTCGAATCGCCTGCTCGGGCAGGACCCCACGATCCAGCAGATCGCCACGCTCAAAGCGGCCAGTCCGAAGGATATCCATACCTATTACATGGATCATCCCTATCCTGGGTATGAGGAAGTCACGGCCGGGGAGATGGTCAAGCATTACCGTGCCGCCGAGCCTATCGCGCGGCAGTACGGGCGCACTCCGAATCACGAAGAGGTGTCTCGATTCGCGGTGGCGGGGTACACGGCCGATGACATGCATGCCCACTACGGAGAGTCGGGCAGTGCCTAACCTGTACCAGGGCGATAGTGGTTCGGTCGAGTACTTTCCTCCGAAACCGGTCAGGGCAAACCCGGGCCCGGCCGCCAGAGGTTCGTACGCGGGTGGACGGTCTTCTTCGCCTGGCCATCCGCCGGCTCCTCCGCCGACCCCTCCGCCGGATATCTTCGGCGCCTACGTGGGTCCGGAGGTCGATGCCGCGAGGCAGATCGCTCAGCAGTTCCTGGCCAACCTGGACTTCCCGCGCGGGGTCGACGCCAATTCGGTGACTTTGTATATCCTGAGCAACCACTTGACCAGCAACCCACAGGGAGCTGCCGAGTCGTTGGTGAGGTGGTCAGGGTTGGTTGGAGCCGACGTTCTCAAATCCCATCCTTGGGCGCAGTTTGGTCTCGACGCTACGACGTATACTCAGCGAGTGGACACGCTTCAGTCTGCGATGCAGTTGCTGGTAGGACAACAGGTGGATATCTCGCAGTTGGGTAATTGGACTACTCCATCGGTCGCGTCCGGGTTGAGTTCTTTGCAGAACACTTTTTGGAATGCCTTGAAGGGCAATTGGTCGCAGACTCAGATACTTCAGACGCTTCAACAGGATCAGGCGCTGGTGGCGGCGCAGCCGTGGCTGGCCCAGGGACAGGGGGAGCAGCAAGCTTCTCAGACCTTCGCGAGTCTGTACGGGTCGGCTCCGGTGGATACCGGGACGTTGGCGTCCTGGTTCCGATTCAATACTGGCACCATGACACTGAACAGGACGGGCCGCGAGGCCGTGCTCCAGGCCGCTCCGACGCCTGGTGCGACGGAGGCTCGATGAGCTGGCGTGAGCTCTATTGGCTGGGGATGGCCTTCTTCCTGGTTGGCATCATCTGTCTGATGGTAGGCTTGGTGACGTGGCCAGGCAGTGCTGGATAGATCCCAACAACGGTCGTCGATATTTCATCGACAGCAAGATCGCGCCACCGTTGCAGCCTGGCACCACCAATGTCAGTGCGGGTAATGCTACGGTTCCGTCGGGGGCTATTCGCCAGGTGAGTCCGGACGGGTTCATGGACACTGGAGCTTGGAACTACCTTGGCAGTCAGCGGCTTCAGAATGTCCCTTTCCCGGGATTGCCACAGGTCAACATCTTCATACCGGGGACGCCGTACTTCACGGGAGGTTGGCCGCCGGACCCGTTGGCGGGGCAGCCGTACCACACATCGCCCAACGTGAACAGGAAAGATGGAATCCAGGACTGACCCCAATGTACAGATGGCCGGTCGTCGCTGGTGCGATGCTTGTCAGGCAATGGTGACTCCAATGGGGATTGCCTTCCCAGAGCATGCGGGGGACGTGGCTTGCTCTGTGTGCGGGGCTGTGATCCCGGAGCCGGATTCCACAACCTGATCCAGTTCTGTTACACTATCCGATCAGCGATGGGTCGGATCTGGGCAATGGGATGTAGCGCTACCAACGTGGCTAGTGACCTCTCGGAGAGGGCGTCCAATCAGGCGTTGCTGCGCGATGAGTTGATTGCTCGCTTGATGACTGAAGAGGGAGTCGATCGCGATACAGCGCAGATTCAAGCTCAGCTCAGGCAGGCGCGAGGCGTGCTCAAGACCCTCGGCCATCAGGATAGCCCTGACGCGGAGCGGTATGGAGCTCCGGTTCCTATGTTCGTGCGAGGCGAGGTATACCAGACGACCGAGGTCGATCGTCGGTCTGATGGCAGTATCGTGCGTCAGGGGGTTACGTGGAACGGACCGCTGATGAAGCGTGTCAAAGTGCGTGAAGAGCCAGAGGGAGGCGACTTCACAAGGGTGGTCGCGGAGGCCAGATGAGCGAAGATCCGAACGCGCAGATCGCGACTCTGCAACAGCAGATCCAGGACCTTCAACGACAGAACGTGGAGGGTCAGCTAGTCCAGGCTCGACTCGCGGTTTACGCTGAGCATCCGCACCTGCGCCAGTATGGTCTTCTGGAAGATTTCCAGGGTGGTCCGGATCAGATCGCGGCGTTTGGGGCGAAGTTGGCGGAGCAGTTCCCGGCGCCGCCGACACCTCAGCCGTCAGCGGTTCCGGCCCCCGCCCCGTCCGAGACGACGGCTACCCCGACGCCAGCCCCGAACGACATGCTTCAGCAGGGGTCGGCGGACGTGATGCGAGCCAACGAGATCCGCGACAAGATGGCGCAGGGGTTGGCGAGCAGGGCTGAAGTGTTGTGGCTGTCTCAAAACGCTCCGCGTCGGGAGGTCGACCTCGGCAATGGCCTCACGGGCGTGTCGGGTGGCTACGCCAGCGCGGTGAAAGCTCTGTACTCCAACAATTCGGGCTGATGCAGAGGCTTCCTGGGATTCCCGCCGATATGCCGCAGCGAGCGGGCGATGCGTCCGATCCGGTGACGGTGAGCAACTACTACTACTGTCTAGAAGAGTTCCATCCCGGAGTACTGCCCTACTCCCAGCAGCCATTGGATGCAGGTCGTATCTTCGGGGTCGATGACGATCGGGGATGCCCGGTCTGTCCGGGTTGCCAGAGGCAGGTGAGCGCGGTCCCGTGCGTCGGTCCGCAGATTCCTCCGCAGTCCATCGTTGAATACTCACGGCGTTTCGCCGCTTCGCAGATCACGGGAGGAGGCCGGTAAATGGCGGGCGCTCAGCTATTCACACATGCTGGCCTAAGCGAGAACGACTTTACCCCGGGCACGATTCGGACCGAGATGTCCGATACGCTGTTCGCGGCGCTGTATCTTCGGCCGAATCTGCTGTCAGCCATTCCGATCGGGATGTACGGCGGCGGCGGTACGGGCGCGGGCGCGGCTGCCATGCAGCTCCTGCACTACTGGCCCGAAGATCGCCTGAACTCCCGCACGGTCACGGACACCACCGGTGGCATCAACGCGGTGGTCACGACGATGACCATCAGCGCCGCCGATGCCAACAACCTGAACCCCAATGACGTCATCCGGGACCAGAGCCAGGCGTTCAACGCCTCTGAGTACATTCAGGTCCAGGGCATTTCGATCTCGGGTGGCACGGCGACGCTGACCATCGCCCGGGGCATCAACGGTACGACGGCTACCACCCACGCCAGCGCGGCGGTCTATGAAGTGGTGATGACGCCGAACATCCAGGGCAGCGACTTCGGTCGCGATCAGTCCAGGGTGCCGGGAATCAAGAGCAACTTGATCTACACGATCCGCAAGGACGTGCAGATCACTGGTTCGCTTTTCGCGCTGTCCAAGCATGGTCTGGTGGTGGGCATGCCCAACGTCATGGCCACGCAGCTTCACAACAGGTTTCTGGAAGCGCTGATCGACCTCAACCGGACGCTGATCGGTGGCGTGGGGACGCCGGCGGGGACGCAGACCGAGACGCCGACGCCGTGGGGGTTGATGGCGGCGCTGGGCTTTACGAGCCCCGCGTTCAACGCGACCAGCGTTACCTTCAACGCGAACAACGCGACTCTGTCCGAGCTGTTGCTGAACAGTCTGTTCATCAACATCCTGCTCCAGGGCGCGGAGATCCCTGACTGTCTGGTGGGGTCCCCAACGGTCATCGACCGGATAGGGCGTATATATCGCGATCAGTTCAGGCTCAACCAGAACGAAGACGTGCGCGGGTTCCTGGTGCGAGCGGTGCAGCCGTCGGTGGGCGAGCAGGTGGTTCGCCTGGTCATGGACGGCTATATGCCGGGACCGGCTCCGGGAGCGACGACGCCTCTGCCGGTGCTGATGGCGCTCGACCTGGATCGGATCGCGACGGTGCCGTTCCTGGATCAGTTCTGCTACCTGCTGACCGCAGGGACGCTCAAGGACGCGGATCTGGTGTCACTGATCATGAAGATGACCTGGGACATCAGGAACACCGGGACCGACTTTGGTTATTCGCACCAGGCGATGTTCGGGTTCGCGGTCTGATGAGGACGAGCGATCTCGATCCTCGGATCTGGACGCCGCGTCGGCTCGATCGCCTTTACCGCATCAGCGAGCGCAATGAGGCGTGGGCGGAGCTGTGCGAGTGGGGAGAGAAGGTCGACCTGGCCCGTCGGCGGGGGTACCCGTTGCCGGTGAGTGGTGGCCTGTACAAGGATCGCTGGGCGCTCAGCCAAGGCGACCTTGCTGGCACGGGTGGCACGTCGAGTTGGGATGTGGATACATTGCCCGTGGCAGATTTCGGGGTGAACACCTCGGTCGCCCAGAACGCGTTCGTGCGCACGGGCTTCAACATCTTCCCGCTTGTCAATCCTTTCACCGCTCTAGGATCACCGGACGCCGAGCCTTTCCAGGACCCCGGAGGGACGCTTACGGCGGCGGTCGGCGACCGGCAGGTCGGTTCTGGGCGCCAGGCTCTGGTCTGTTGCGCTGGGGTCTTCATCGTACATTCGACGGGTGGCGGCGCGGTGTATCAGCCGCCGGCCACCGCGACGATCAACGTGAGAGTTCAGAACTGCGTCACTACGGTGACCGGTGGCCTTACGACAGAGGCGACGCTCAACATCACCACAGCCGCCAACTTCATCGATCAGGCACCGATTACCGCGACCACGGGGCGTGGCCTGACTCGCGACACTGGCGTCGCACTCACCAATGTGTTCCTCCTCTTCAACGGGGATTTCGTAGTTGGCGAGCTGAACAACACGAACGCGGCGACACTCAACGTCCAGGGCAACATCTTGTTTGCTATGCTGGAGCTGGTATGAACGGCAAGTCGACGCCGATGGCGATGGCCGAAGAGTCGATGGGGGTGGCGGCCCAGAAAGGCCGAACACGTCGAGTCGAGGCCGGCAGCGAGGTCATGACCGGCGGACAGCGCGACAGAGCTCATGCCGAGCACCGTGCCGATCTGAATGTGGGCTCGATGGGTACGCGTCGAGGGCGAAAGGGTCACAGGGGGATGGGTCAGTGATGGATCAGCCGCCGTCGATGATGCCGCAGGGCGGTGGCCCGAGTCCGGCTGTGGGTGGAGACCCGACCGCGCAGGCGGCGGCGATGGCCATGGCCATGCAGAACGCGCATCCCGCCGGCCACGCTGGCAAGAAGGGCAAGCGCCATGCTGGTCGCAAGGGCAAACACTCGGGGAAGAAGTAGTCATGCCTTGGCCGACGGGACCCGTGCAGGTTGGCGTGAAGGGTGAGAACGCGAATCTTCACATCTGGGTGGACAATACGGCTGAGCAGCCGCGCGCGGGCTCTGTGGCCGGTGGCGCTCCGCAGGCGGCGGCGATCCCGAGTGGTAGCTTCATGGAGATGCTACTTGGGCATCGTTCCGGTGGCGTGAACAAGCCGGCCCCGTTCCTCAGCGTCGGCTCGACTCGATACGGGTCGGGCGGGGCGGTGACGTACGCGGCCGGCACCTTCACGGACACGAACCAGAACTGGGTCACCAACCAGTTCGGAGCGGCGGGGGCGGGGGAGGCATACGGCGTGATGACCGACTCAGGTCAGTACAACGTGGTCAGTTCGAACACGGCCACGGTAGCGACCAACAAGTCGAACTGGGCGTCCACTCCGGGCGCGGGCGCGGGCTATGTGATCCTGGGCGTGGCGGAGCAGAACCAGGGGGCCACGGTGAGTTACGCCGCTGGTCCCGCGAACGCTCTCGTGGACACGGGCAAGACGTGGATCGTCAACCAGTGGCGTGGCAGGTGGGTGTACGTGGCGAACCAGGTGAGGCAGGTCGTCTCGAACACCGCCACTCAGCTCACGCTCGACGCGGCCTGGTCGGCGACGCCTGCCGCCCAGCAAGCCTACTTCATCGCCGATCCGTTCCCGTCGAGCTGGCTGGAAGCCCAGCGCGGCTTCGGGATCACGAACGACCTCAATCCGAACAACCTGTAAGGGGAGTACAATACTGTTATGGCACACACCAGTGACGCTCCAGGCATTGGAAGTGCTCCGGGGTACTTCCCGAACGACAGTCACATGCGCGGTCTCGATCGCCAGCTTCGTCGCCAGCTTCCGCCGAGCGACGGAAACCCGCGCCAGGTGCCTGGTACGTTCACGCAGGTCGGCCCGGGTCTTACGCCCGAAAGCTTCCAGCCGACGGGTGTGCTGGACGCGCCTAGCGGCAAGTTCGGTCTCCACCACAACAGTGGCAAGGGTCCGTAGGTGGCGCGCAAGCTGAGCGTGCGCAGGGCCAGCGTCGGCAGTGGTCGGCGCAGCAAGCGGCTCGGCGTTCGCGTGAGTGCTCTGCCTCGCGGCAAGGGTGTCGGCGGCGGGCGCAAGGGCAAGGCTGGCGCCAAGGTCTACTGACGTGGCTCAGGTTGGAGCTCCCTACTCGTACAGCTTCGAGGGACAGAAACAGGATGTGCCTCTGTCCGTCGACTCTGGTACGGGTCCAGAGGGTCAGGCAAAATCCAAGAAAGGAGGTGAGCGGCAGGTGCGCTTCAAGCGCGGTCGCAAGGGCAAGAAGCACTAACCCGCGCGGGTGGTGCTCCGCTCCCCTTGTTGAGTGAGAACGAGAAGCCCCGGCTCCCCTTTCGGGGCCGGGGCTTTCGCGTGACCGCAGAGCGCTATCGACGAGAACATGCCTACTCCATCGCCGAACGGCAATCCTGATTCTTTCTTTATCGCCCGGGTGCGACGTGACCTGAAGGACACGCCCGTCACCTTCAAGGACTCGTTTACGGGAGATGGTCAGACTGGCGGCCTGGCCGCCGGGTCGGCTCCCTGGAGAACGACCAGGGCGCCGGTGGTGAATCCGACCAAGGAGATGCTCCAGCCTGGCGCTGGGGCATCGGTGACCGTCAATGGAGCACCGGTGACGGTCCTCTATGATTCCTTGATCTTCCCGACTCCGGGACAGGTCAATGTCATTACTGATACGGGCGAGCTCATCTTTGGGACCGTACCTCCGGCGAGTGCTCCCATCCTGACGACTTACCAGGCCGCCAGGTTTTCGACTCAGGCCATTCTGGATGCTCTTACGGAGGGCATGAATCAGCTCTATCCCGAGTTGTATCAGGAGGCGGTGGACCTGACTACGGTGGTACTGACACCGACTACCACGGAGTATGCTCTTGCCGCGATCTTCAACGATCCTCGAACCGAAGTGCTGAGCATGGAGGTAGCTCCGCCTTCGGGCATCATCACTTACTTCGACAGTGGGTTGTGGGATACGGTGGGGGCGAACGAGGGGATTCTCAAGGTGTCGCAGGCGTGGCCGCCGGGGTCAACGGTCCGTCTGACCTTCAACGCTCCCTACCAGAGCCTGAGCGACGTGGAGCCTCAGGCGATGTGGCTGCCGGCCTACTACGCTATGAGCACGCTCATGGAAGAGCAGGAGACGACGCGCAGTCGACAGGCGGACCTGGTGGCTTTGGCCGGCGAGGGTGGCTCCAAGCCGGGCGATGGCGCAGCCGTCGCCGATCGGTGGATGAACAAGTACCTTGCCGGCAAGGCGCAGCTCGCTCGCAAGGAGCCGAGCGCGACGACGGTCAAGGATCGCGCCGTCGAGCGTCTGCCCTACCAGCGAGCGGTCGGCTTCTCCTGGAATCCGTTCTGATGAACTTCAAGCCTCCGACGTACTTCATGGAGGCGATGGCGCCGATCGTCGGACAGTTCGACCTGAAGCGCAAGCTCGCCGCCGCCTTCACCCACTACACGCTGTTTCTCGACGACAGCTCTGTTGGTCGTCCCACCGTGCTGGTCTATGGCCCCAGTGGCTCGGGCAAGACCTTCGGCGTCGAGCTTTGCTGCCAGGCCAGCGGGCTGCCCTACAGCGTGATCGGCGGGGCCGGCGTCTCGTCCGCCGGCTACAAAGGCGTCACGCTTCGCGACCTGCTCGCCCAACACTACCTGCTCTATCGGAAGAGCGAGGGGATCGTCTTCGTCGATGAGGTGGACAAGTGGACGCGCGGCGGCATGAAGTCGTCTGATTCGGAGCAGATCGCCATGGGTACGAGTCGGATGGCGGAGCTGCTCCGTTACGTGGAGCGAGAAGACGTCTACTTCCAGGATGAGGGGAAGGATCTCTCTGCTCTACGCGAGGAAGACCCGGAGGACCCGGAGAACCAGGACCCTGACGCCTGGCTGCCGGTTCGATTCGAGACGCGGCGAGCGATGTGGGTGTTGGCGGGCGCGTTCGATGGCCTCCATCACATCATCAAGCAACGTCATCAGCAAGATACGCTAGTCGAGGAAAGCCACCTCTGGGAGAAGGCGGGACCGGAGGACTTCCGTCGATATGGCATGCTGCCCGAGCTCGTCAATCGCTGCGAAGTGGCGGCCTGGGTCAAGCCTCTCAAGGGTGAGCAGTTGATCGAGATCATCGAAGCGCAAGAGGCTCCCAAGCTCAGGACTATGTTCCAGGCGGTGGGTTGCGCACTGGAGCTCGACGGCGGCGCCGTGGCTCAGGCCGCGCACCTGGCCGTGCAGGAGAAGACGGGGGCCAGGGGAGCGGTGCTGCGCCTGCGCCACGTGGTCTACGACTGCCTGACGGAGGCTAGTGAGCGTGGACTGAGTCGCTGTCGCATCGACGCTCAGGTGATGACCACCGGACATCTGCCCCTGGAGCCGCTGAGCTCGACGGAGACGGCCGATACGCGGTCGGACCTGGTCCTACACGTACCCCCGCCTTCCGCCGCTGTAGAGGCCGTCTGAGCGTGCCGATTCCGCAAGATTCGGACATCGGTCCTCGCTACGATCTGCTGATCGCCACGAGAGACGGGTCGACTCTTCCCTGCCTGGATCGGAATAGACGTGCGCAGAGCCTGAACGCGGTGGCTTACGTGTGCAGCACCAACCCGCAAACGCCGACGGAGGAGGCGACGGAGATCCAGCGCAAGGACCAGCTCACTCAGCTCTCCAGCGCTCAGGTCATCGACCGCGACTTCGATGCCTGGCCGCAGGTCGAGCAGGGCAACTGGCAGGATGGCCAGGGCCAGCGGGTGTTCAGCGGCCAGGGGGAGGCGGTGGGCACCATCTCGAACAAGAGCACGGCCTACTGGGATGGCCTGGGAGTGCTCTGGCCGATTACCGATTACCTTCCCCAGGGCGGGTACACGACCAATCCGGAGCAGGCCGAGCCCGCTATCATGCGGGCCGCTGGCAATGGAGTGACTGGCGGGAATTTCGTTCCCGGTTCGGTCACGACGAGCTTGCAGTCATTTGCCTACGCATATATGCGGAATTCGGACGGACATAACATTCTGGCAATCCGCACTCCTGCGGCGCTGCGGAAGATTGACCCCATCCCCAATAGCACAAACGGAACGCCATATCTTCCCAACGGCTCCCTGACGGGCATCGACTATGTGTTTGCTCTGGGGTACCTTTGGTTGGCAACCACGACCGGCGTGGGTGCGGTGGTTGTCAATGCTTATGCCGACGGAGCACCGCCGCCGGTGGCGTTTACGACGACCATCACGCCGGCGGCCGGCACCAGTTCGGCGGCGGGCGTCTTCAATGTGAGATTGGCGGTGGCGCGAGTAGCCAGCAAATCTTACCTGGCCGTGCTCTACGTGAGTCAGTCCTTGGTGCCGACACTCCAGGTCTACGATCTCAGCTCAGTGACGTTCGGGGCCAGTGCGGCCCCGGTGCCTCTTGGCGGCCCCAATAACCTCGACGGGCAAGTTTTGCAAGTCGAGTTCCAGGGTGACAACATCCTTTATGCGGTCACTAGTGGACAGCGCGGGCATCTGGTCCAATTCAACATCGCCTCTCAGACACATACGACATTGGCCGAGTTTCCGAACTGTACGAACGTTCTCTTCACGCCTATCGCGGGCGGGGTGTTCATACTCGCCGCCAACGACACGGCGTTGAATGGGATCGGGAACACGGTGGATATGTACCTCTTCCAGGGCGGAGGTCTACAGCACATCGGTCCGGTGCAGGTGCAGACTCCGACGGTGGCGGTCAGCAATGCCATCGCGGGGGAGACGGAGCCGGTGGCGTTCGGACCCTACGCGGTCTTCGCCATCTACTATCGCCCGGTGTCGCAGGCGACCACCTCTATCCAGGTCTTCGCCTATGACGTCCTTCGCGGTCGACTATTCAAGATCCAGGACATCGGCGGCTATAACATCTTCCTGGGCGCGCAGATGGGCCGACGCATGTCCATCGCGGCGCCTGTGCAGTACCCGGTCCCGGCCGGCACTTTCAATGCGGAGTGGATGGTGGGGGTGCCGACGCTAAGCCAATCGAACAGTGCCCAGGATGTGACCAACGTGCAGAACATGATGGTTGGCGTTTCGACGTCTCAGTTCGGGACAGCTTTGCTCCAGCAGGGCACGCAGATCACGAGCTCGCTCATCGACTTCACGAGCGGACAAAACAAACTGTACAGGCAGGTGGTCGCCAGCTTTACGCCCTTGCCTGCTGACACCGGTATTACGGTCCGACTCGATGCCTGGTTGGACCAGGACCCCAGTAACTTGACCGCGATTCCTGACTTCACGACGGGCGTGGTCGCGGCCGGCCTCAACGGAGGGCTTGCGGGTCAGAGTCAGCTCAATCTGATCATCAACAAAGTGGCTCGCAAGCTGGTGTACAGGGTTACGACGACCGGACCTTCCACGATCACCACACCGGCCGTGAAGCTGGTCTCGATCGCCATCCAGGTCGCGACCGGATGGAGTTGGCATCTTTACCTGGCCATGAGCGGCCGGGCCAGGCTCAACAACGATCAGGACTACTGCTTCACCAGCCAGGGTCTGGGAGTCGACGAGCTGTCGGCTTACAACTTCCTGCGACAGCTCTGGCGTCTCCGGGGTGGAGAGTGCGTCGTCTCCCTGCCCAATGGGGACAAGTACAACGCGATCATCCAGCTCATTTCGGGCAAGAGCCCGAAGCCGTTCGGAGTCAGCTACCTGAGCGACCAGCCGAATACGTACCAAGAGGTCGTCGAGCTCAAGTTCCGAGAGGACGTCTGATGCCCGGCCCACGCCTCAGGCCGGTGAGCCCACAGCCTGAGCCACAGCCGTCTACCGCCCCGCGCCTGAACTTCTCCTTCCCGCAATCGCCCGTGATTTGGAGGTATGTACAGCGCTATACGATCTTGACGCCGGCACTCGACACGACCTCTCTCGGTGATATCCCGCTGCCACCGCAGGGATTGCACGCGAAGATTTACTGGTCGGCCAGCGACACCAGCGCCAATGCCAGCGCCAGTTTCGGCGGTATGCAGATCGCGGTCAACGGCGGAGCGGTGGACATCGCCGGTCATTACAGTTGGACGGATGTCTCCAATACGAATGGTGGCGGACCAGTTGGCAATGGTCTGCTGGCGGCGGCTTCGTGGGGAGCCTTCGTGACCACCGGTGGAGGTACAGGCGCTCAGTGGGCTTCGAACGGACGTATCTACCTGGAACGCTATTCTGATCCCACGCAGCAGGCGAAGATATGGTGGGACACCGCGCAGATCAACTCGGGCGCCGTGCTACGCCGCATGGGTGCGGGATACTTCACTGGAGCTCAAGGCGCGGTGACGAAGCTGCACTTCTTCAGCGGCGCGGGCAACCTGGCGACAGGGACTTTCTTCGAGCTCTGGGTCGCCATGCCCGCCTCATGATAGAATAGCCAGGTGCCGTATGAGGTAGCCCTCCGCGATCTGACGCTGCTCGATCCGCACCTCGATATGGGTGGAATCGGACTGCCTCAGAACGAGGTTCCCCTTTACGGACCGGGTTCGATAGTGTTGGCGGGGTCAGGGGTTACGATCACCAACGGGTCCAGGTGGGTGGACACTCCGCTGGTACCGGTGGTGAGTCGCATCAAGAGCTTGATCGTCATCGTCGATACGGCGATCACCAGTGGCGCCGCGCAACAGGCCACGTTGCAGCTCTTCGCGGCACGAACCATCTTCGGGGTCCTGGGCACCCCGAGCGCTCGGCCGAGCGCGCCGTTCGCGGGCGCGCAGAGCGCGGGAAGCAGCCAGATCCCCAGTGGTACGGCGCCGAACTCCAGCCAGCTCATAGGCTCGCCCGTGAACTTCGCCGGATCGGTCGCCAGCATCCCGCAGGGAGTGTACTGGTTCAGCGCGACCTCCCCGGGCAACCCGAGCGCCAGTCCGCCCACGTCGATGACCGAGTTGGCGCAAGAGTATCCCTGCCTCGGCGTCGAGCTCACGGCGCCTGCCGCCTTCACGGGCGGTGCCTTTCGGGCCTTCTTCGAGGTAGCGCCGCTCTGATGGCCACGGTCCATCTGGATTGCCTGACTATGCAGAGGATCAATCCGGACGGGAAGCCCGCCGGCCACATCCATCTCGACATCGACATCAATGACGTGACCAACGGTATCAACCAGGCTCACGGGTCGAACGATCTGGATGGCGACGCCTCGGCGTCTATCGCCGGATTTGGGATTACGATTCCCGCCAAGGCCAATAATCAGGTCTTCTCATTGAGTGGTCAGGGACTGTTGGCGAACAATACGGCGCGGGGCCTACGGGCCAGCTTCTCGGCCTGATATGCCGGCGTTGGTCGGGACGCCGCACGCCGGAGTCAACGCCTTCGGGGCGAGTGTCACCGTCAGCGTCGACGCCGCCGTCGCCAATGGCAACTTGCTGATCGCCATGATCAACGGATACGGCGCGGCGTTGGGTCCCGCGACGCCGAATACGCCGGCCGGCTGGACCCTGGTGGGCGTAAAGAAGTCTGCTGGAACAGTGGGCTCGACGGCCCTGGGCTTGTACACGCGAGTAGCTAATTCAGAGCCGGCGAGCTACAGTCTCAGCAACGACGACAGCTCGGGTCTGCACTACGTCGCCGCGAGCATCATTGCTCTCAGAGACGTGTCGGCGGGCATTTTCGATCAAGCTCCCGTCAGCGCCGCTGGCAGCGGCAGTCCGATCAGCTCGCCTGATCCCGGCTCGACAGTCACGGACCACGCCTGGCACATGATCTTTGTGAGCAGCTTCGACGGCGTCACGAGTGGACCTGACGGCACCTACACGGACATCATCACCTATGATGGCAGCCCCCCGAGCAATCTCGCCGCCTACAAGGCGATCAGTCCGCCGGCTGATCCCGGGACGCAGAGCTTCACGACCAACTTCACTGATGACACCTGCATCTGGTGCGCTCTGGTGGCTCCGGTCGCGGCAGCCAACGAGTACTACTTCCCTCATTGGTACAATGCGCTGAGGGTGCTCTGATGGATCAGAAGCAGGTACACGATCTCGCGAGACCGGCGCAGCAAGGCTGGCTGAGCTTCGGCGGGTACAGCCAGTACAATCCTCAGCGTCAGATGCAGGGAAAGCGTCGACCACTTGACAAGCCTCGGAAGGGGCGTCGTGCCGCTCAAGGAGGGTAGCTCTCCGGGCACCATCTCGGACAACATCCGGGAGATGGTGAAGGCTGGCCATCCTCAGAATCAGGCTGTGGCGGCGGCCTATCGCAAGGCCCGCAAAGGCAAGAGAGGGAAGAAGTAGTGGCCCTGACGGTGAGCATCACCAGCCAGTCCGCAACGATCCAGACCGGGAGCAAGGTCGTCTCCGGGTCGATCGTGGGCGTCAACCAGATCGACCAGATCAGTGCCGTGACGCTGGCCAGCGGCGACAACACGATAGCGGTCCCGGCCGGTGTGGTGGGGTGCATGATCCAGCCTCCGGTTGCCAATGCCCTCAACCTGACTCTGAAGGGAGCGGGCGCCGATACTGGCATCAGGATCAGCAAGACCGGCCCGATGTTGCTGAACTTCGACACTTCGGCCTTGCCCGCCAGCATCATCGTCAACAGCTCCGGGGCCATGGCGGCCGGGACGTTCCTGACCGTGAGCTGGTTCTGAAGTGTGCTTGAACTGCGGTTGCAACGAGCCCAGCAACCGCCACGGAAGCCAGAGTAACATCACGACGGGCGATCTAGAAGCGGCCTCTCGCACGGCGGCGCACCGTCGTGGCACCGGAGGCGGCGCCCGAGACGCGCATCGCGCCATGGGTAAGACACTGCGACGTGGGAAATCTGGCAAAACCAGGGATTAATTTCATGATGGAACCAGAAGCGTCGATCCCCCAGTGGGCCGCTAACCTGGCCGTCTCCGTCGCTCGCATCGAGGGAGACGTCAAGCAGATCCCTACCATCGCGTCGGAGCTGGAGAAGCTTCGAGCGAACACGGTGCCGATGTCAGAGCATCTCAATTTGATGAATCGGGTTGACGTGCTGTGGAACCAGAACGTTGGGCAGCAGGGCCAATGGGATACGGTGGTCAAACAGAACACCGAGCTCTGGGACAACTGGCTCAAGGTTCAGGGACAGCGCACCGCTTATCGGATCTGGCTGGGAGCGCTGAGCGCGGTGACGGCGGTTCTGGGACTGGTCGACATCCTGAGCAGATTGGGCATCAGCGTTCACGGCAAGTAGAATAGATACCCATGAAGACGACGCCTCTCGGGGCGAGATGGCTCGGCAGCCCCAACTTCACCGCCGGACGAGATGGCCACCGCATGGACGTCCAGCCGGCATGGGTGGTGCTGCATACGATGGTGGGGACTGTCGAGAGCGCCAACGCCAGGTTCCAGCAGCCGGGCCAACAGGCCAGCGCGACCTACGGGGTCGGCCTCGACGGCAGAATCGTCCAGTGGGTGTCGGAGGACGACGCTCCCTGGGCTAACGGCAACACCGGGACCGGCGGAGTGGGGGACAACCTGGACTCGATCGCGATAGAGCACGAGGACGGGGGCGACTTCAACGGCCCTCGCACTCCGGAGCTCTACGCGGCATCAGCCGCTCTGGTGCGGGATATCTGCCAACGCTACGGCATCCCCATCGACCGGCAGCACGTGATCGGACACCGTGAGTGCACGGGCAATGCCCCCACGGCCTGTCCCGACTCGCTAGACATGGACCGCATCGTGCGGGTCGCCGTGACCGGCGCGCCCGAAGGAGACGACATGGACCCGACGCTGGCAGCCAAGCTCGATGAGATGCTGAACGTTCTGGGCTCGGGCGGAGACAACCGCGAGCCGAACCCCTGGATCGTGGCCACGCTCAACGCCATTCTGGCTGGAGTCCAGAGTGTCTCTGGCATCAAGTCGGAGCTGGACGCGATCAAGGCCGAGATCGAGGCCGGCGGCTCAGTCGACGCGGCCTCGATCCTGGCCAGGATCGAGAAGGCCCTTCAGACGGCGTGAAGGGCACGATGGGGGCTCTGCTGTCCCCTTCTACCATCACGACCACCACTGGCGCCGTGATCGCCATCGGGGTCGGTCTGGGCGACGCCTGGCTCGGTCACGCCTTCGGGAACGCCGTTGACCTGGCTCTGGTCACCGCCGGCCTCGGCGCTCTCCTCGGACATAACCCACAGATTCCCTGAGAGGAGAATGTCCTGGATGTCATAGATACGATCCATGGCGTCCAGGACAGCCAACAGTCGGCCGCCGACGCCGAACATCTCCATCATTGCCTGCAACTTCTTGACTCGCCGTTCAGGAATACGAGACGCGCCAGCGAGTTGGAGCTCCTCCAGGTACGCGAGCCAGAGATCAGTTGTCTTGAGAAGTCCTCGATAGAGGTTCGGCCACTTGAACCGGCACATGGCCGCATGGTTGGTCAAGCGATACCTGTTCAGCGAATCCACCATCGAGCAGAGGCCTCCACGACCTGCCGCAGCAACGACACGTCTTCCATCTCTTTCCCCAGGGCGTGCGGGGATACAGCTTGACAGGACAGTCGGGGCAAGTCAAGTGCTCCAGTCGCTGTCGCCTGACGTCGACCACGAGCGTGGGCGTGCACGTGCACATGCCTCCATCTCCCCCGTGACAGGCATCCCCGTGCTGGACCTTCATGGGCACGTCCCGGCCGTCGATCTTGTTCCGGATCACGACTCGTCGGGGTCGTCGTCGTAGGGATTGCCCGGAATCAGAGGGTCCGGTGGCGGCGTAGGCGGGTACGGATCATCGAACATCACGTCCTCCTTATCGCGTCAACAGACAGAGGATGACCAGGCCAGCGACAGCCGCGATGATCGAAGCCGAGTCCGCTCTGGTCCAGCCTGGCCATCGGTTCATCGCTGGATGCCTGGCAACCCGATCCTGGCCAGCCCCGGAGCCTTGTCCTGTTGCGCGCCGCCGGCCAGCATCCGCGCCAGCATGGCCGGCGTCGCCACCATGAGCTTACCGCCGGCCGTCATATGCCGCTCCACGTGGAGTCGACCTCTGACCTCCAGCCAGGCCATGACGAACTGAGCGCAGGACTCGCAGAGCGGCGCGAACTCGTCTCCTCGGAGCTGACGGCCGGTGCCGTAGCAGTCCGGACAGGAATCCCGGCTGCTGACGATCTCCCCGTTGACGACCGTCCGTCGCTCTCTGACGCCTCCCTTGCATCCCGCGCAGGGCGGCCGCTTCTCCAGGGCGAAGGGGAACCGGAAGCCATAGGGCGGCTCGACTCGAGGGTTGACGACCAGGTCGATTTGTCGTCCTTGCTGATCGGCGTAGAGAGTCTCCCTGGCACCAATGATCTGGACCTTGACGAAGGCGCAGAGGATGCAGGAGTCGAGAAGATCGGCATTCCGATCCTTACTCAGGCCAAGGACCTTGGTGGCTCGACGTCGCCCGTCGTGGTTCACTTCGTCTCGTCCTCCTCGAAGTCCTCGCAGTCACAGTCGTCGACCAGACAGGGCCAACGAGTTAGCGTATGACTCGGGTTGGCATCATCGATCAGGTGATCGTTCTCGGAGTGATCGCAGACGCACGTCAAGGCTGGAACAGGTTCGCCCATCTCGGCACCAGCGACACGATCAACGCCACCAGAATCACGATCGCGATCAACACGAGCGCCAGCGCGATGCCCGCCCAAGGACTTCCAGACTCCGGACTCTGCCTCACTCCTTCCTCCCGCAGTTGTACTTGCAGGAGCTGTGCTCGCCTTTCATGCAGTACCCGCAGGCACAGGTGCAGGGGCCGATGAGGGGGGTCACTGGCTCAGCCCCAGATGCGCCAGGCACCGCTTCAGGTCCTTCTCCAGGACCTGGATGTGCAGCGAGAGTTGGTGGTTGATCGTCTCCAGGTCCGCCACCCGATGATGGATGAGCCGCTCCTGCGGAGCGTCCGTCACGACGGCAGTGGCGGAGGGAGGGCCGAACTCCCCGCCGGAGGCGTAGGGGCCGGGCTCACCGGGCTCGCCGACGGAGGTAGCGGTGACGGCGAGGTCATCGGCCTCGGTGGAGCTGAAGATCCGTCCGGTGTCGCCGCCATACTTCTGAGCAGCCGTGGTTCCCATTTCTCGTTCTCCTCGCATCCAGGGTTGTCGCTGTCGGATGTTCGCGCGTAGTTGCAGTAATCGCATGGCCATCTCGTGCCCAGCGGGTACGCGATCGGCCAGGCGCCACGTTCTGCCGCCGCGTCGTCTTCGAGGATCTCCTCCGCAATCGACTCCACGAACCGATCCATGCCGTCTTCCCAGGCCACCGTCTCCACGATGGCCCTGATCTCTTTGCCCGCTCTGGCCTCGTCCGAGCCTGGCGTGAACCCCTCCCACGTGAAACACAGGACGTGATTGCGCTCGAAGGGCATACCGAGTCGGCGCCCGATGTACATCTCAGCCGCCGTCTGCGGTCCGTAGCGCTTGCGAATCGAGGCCCCGCCATCTCGTCGATAGCGATCGAAGGCGAAGACGCTCGGCGTCTTGATCTGGATCAGCTCCGGGCCGCCGTCCTGCGTGAGGATGATCATGTCCGGGTACGCCAGGAAGCTCGCTCCCACCGCCTCACACTCGAAGACCGCCCAGGGGGACACGCCCAGAATATCGAACTGATGAGCCCCCGATCCCTGTTGCAGGCCGTCAGGAGTCTGGTAGGTCTGACAGACGGCGCTCAGGGCCGCCACGATGAGCCCTTCGCCGAAGTAGCCGCGAGCGAAGTGCAGAGCCGAGCCGGCGGAGGGGCGGCCGCCCTTGGCGGCCCCCCAGTTCCAGCCAGGTCTCGGCTGATGGCGCCGATAGCGCTTGATCCGCTTGAGCCGACACTCCTCGGCGATCAGCGACGGAGAGACGCGCCTGGCCGCCCTCTCATCACGGTAGATGTCCACCAACAACTGGTGCCTGGCCGCCCGCTCGATCAGCTCGTTGGAGTCGACCGCGCGCAAGCCGTCCTGAAGCGCTGCCTCCAGCCAGTGACTCACGACACTCCCGCCACGATTCGGACTTCCTTCGTCACGTTGAGCGCCCGCTGCTTTTGCGTCTTGCTGCAGGGGTGCGACTGCATCCACGTGTCGTTCGTTCGGTTGTACCAGGCCGGACTGTTCACTTCGACTCCGCAGGCGTCGCAGTGCGCCCGCACCAGGATCGTGGTCTTGTTGTCGTACGCCTGACGCATCGCGGTCTGCATGCCACCCCCCTGGAGGGGCTGAGGTGCCCCGAGAGGGGCGGGAACGGACGACTCGACTCCCACGGCGGGCGGGGGCGACACGGCCGTCTGAGAGCCCCTCTTCGCCGCCTCCTCGGCATCCGTGCCGATGGCATTCGCAGTGGAGACCCCAGACGGTTGGCGGACCACGCCGTCACCCGCGTAGACGGCCTGCCTGACGGGCTCGATCACCTGCTCGACCCTTACGGGCTCCGACGACATGCCCTCGGAGGTGGCCAGGCCCTGGATGATCCGCGTGGCCGGAATAGGCTGAGCGTGCGTGACGACGCTACCGGCCGGTGGCGTCGGGAGGGGCGGAGGCCCGGCCGGCAACGGAGGGGGGAGCGGTGCCTCCGGCACCTCTTCCCAGCTCGCCATACCCTGCTTCCAGCGGAAGCGCTTGCCGTCGCTCTCGCGCGTCTGGTACTGGTAGTCGTCGGCGATGACGGGAGCGGGGGCCGAGGATGCCTGAGGGAGAGACGTGCCCTTCCAGTCGTCCATGACCCAGGGGGCCACCCCCCGACCCTTGACGTCCCCCTTGGTCAGCATGAGAGGGCCGGCCGCGCCGTGCGCCTGCACGTAACGTCCCAGCGCCTGCATCTGCCCGTTCCGATAGTCCGACCCGGCGTCGAACGTGAGGATGTGGTCGACCGTGCCCTGACCGCCTTCGCCATCGTCCTGGAGGACGTACCCGAAGGTCCCGTCCCCACGAGGCTGGAGCAGTCGCACCGGCACCCACCACTGATGCGTGGACGGCATGGAGCCGTCCGGCCGGGCCACCATGAACTGCGGCGGCTTCTGTCTCTGCTGCGGCGGCGACGTGATCTCGAACGGCACCTTGTTGACCCAGAGGAGATTCTTCACCTCCGAGCCGGCGATCTTGCCGTCCATCTGCGTGGGCGGGGGTCCGACCTCCGCGTTGATCTGGTCCATGATACCCATGGGCTGTGATACTACCTCCTTGGGGAATTGAGGTGAGCTGATTAGCGGGTCTCGCACCAGCTCTCCGTTGACCATAGCACGGCAGCCGCAGGGTTGTCTACGGGGATGAGCGTCTCCCGCGTAGGCCGCCGTGCCCGAGCACCCATCCGGCCCGTGCTCCACCGGCATATGGGCGCAGACCGGGCAGGCGTAGAGACGCATCAGCAGCCGGGACAGCCCGCCGAGTGGCCACAGGACGGCCCGTACGGGCGCGGGTCATGGCAATCGCGGCAATGCCCGCAGCCGTGGGGGTCGAGAAGTGAGTCGTGCTCGTAAGGCTTGTGCTCGGCGCACTCGGGGTGAGCTTCCAGGTAGCTCCGCCAGTACAGATCGATCGTCATGCGCACCTCACTCACGCACTACCCGTGCCTCCGCAGTCCACACAGAAGATGTTCTTTATGCAAGGACTGGTCTTCGTCCCGTTGCATCCGCTACAAGACATGCCACCCTCGACACCACTGCCCTTGCACGTGGGACACTGAGCCGTCCCGGTGCCCTTGCAATCCGGACAGGTGACGATTCCCGACCCGTTGCACTTACCGCAGTTGCCTCCACTTCCCCCGCCGCTGTCGCCAGATGGAGTGTCGAAGAGCATCAGAGAGAGTCCCCCTTGATTGCTTGCCCCCAGGTGACGATGATGACCATGTCGACGAGATCATCGACGAGGTCATCGTAGCTCTCCAGGAGCAGTCTCATGAGCTCAGCTCGGCCATGTCCAGACCCAGTTCTCGAAGTCGCCTCGCCGCCTGGTCCAGGCGCTCGATCGCCTGACCCTTCATCAAGATACGATTCCATATCTCCTCCTCTACCGATCCCGACACCAGAAGCACGTGAGCTACCGTCTCCCGGTCCTTATTGCCGTTCACGATCCGGTCCATCGACTGCCGCATCTTCGTCGCGCTCCAGTCGATCTCGCCGTAGACGCAGTGGTCGGCCCTCGACAGATCCACCGCGTCCATCGCCAGCATCGCCACCAACACCGGATGCTTGCCGGCCTGGAACTCATTGGCGATCTTTACGCGTTGGGCTTGAGTCGTCTCGCCCGCGATCACCGGGGCCTGAAAGTGGTTGGCGATATGCCTGATGAAGGCTCGATGATGGCCGAACACCACCACCGGCCTCTCGGTCAACTCTGTGACGTACTCGACCGTCCGCTGCGTCTTGAGCAGCACCAGCTCACTCCGTAGTGACTCCATCTCGTCCCGCCTCAGCGTCACGGCCTGGTCGCAGTGGTCCACCCAGTAAGACATGATCCGCGTCGCCGGAACATCCAGGCACTCGTCCCGACGCCGACGCAAGACCACGCCGTCCAATGCCCGCATCAAGTCGAGCTCAGCCCCATCCTTGATCCCGCTGTAGTCGTATCCACCACCACGGTACTGGTACTCACTGCCGTCTTTCCGATGCCCGGTCCGGAGCGGGCCCCGATACTGATTGAACTTCTTGTTGCAGTACTGGTCGCCGAACTTGCGGTCGTCCCACCAGCGCAACGGATACCGATCACCCAACATCTTGAGCTGATGATGCGCGTCCAGCGCGCTCTGCTCGTAATAGGTCCCGGTCAGCTCCCAGACCACCCTGGCCGCCAACGCCAACTTGAGCACCGCACCGTACTCCTTGGACCGGGGGTTGCTGGCGTACTTGTGGCACTCGTCCAGGATCAGCGCGCTCTTCGATCCTGCCCACCTGAGCAGCGCCAGCAGCCAGCCTGGCCGCCCACGCTGCTCGCGCAAAATGTCCGGGTTGACGATGATGGCCCGCGTCGTCAAGGCTGGCGGAGTAGGCGTCAAGGACCTGGCCACCTCCACTCCCCAGTAGGGCATGTACGTGGCCAGATCCCGACGCCACACCTCCAGCGCGTTGACCGTCCCCACGATCACCGCCCGGTCGACGCGATCCATGCCGTCCCAGAGCCTGAGCGCTTCCAGGGCCGTACGCGTCTTACCCAGGCGAGGGTCGAACCAGGCCGCTCCTGAACCCGCCAGGAACATGCTCACGCCCTCCGCCTGGTGACGCCATGGCGTCGGCTCGTCGCTCACGCCGTCCTCCCGCACAACAGACATGTCGTGCCTTGCGCCACTCCCGCGTGCGTGCAGTCGTCCATGAACTCGCTCACGCCGACACTCGCAGTCCACGCCGCGTCTGGAGACGTCGCACGCTCTCGCGAGTCGGGAAGTGCCAGAGCTCGTCTCGCGCACGGGTCAACGTCCCGGTCGTCATCATCGAGTAGACGCTCACCGGCTTCACACGCAAGGCCGCGCACGCCTCCGCGATCGTCATGTTCCTGTCCGGCCAGAACGGCACCTTGGCCTGATATCGACTGATACGGTCCATCACCTCCGCCAGGTCCTCCTGTCGGACCGCGTAGACCCTGGTCGGCAGCTTTACCGCGTAGAACACGCCCTTGCGACGCATCACGTTCAGACGATCGGGCTTGAGCCCGATCATCTCCGCGATCTCGCGCACCTGAACAAGTCCGTCTCCTTCGACCATGTCACCTCCTTTGGGGCTTCGAACATAACAGAAAGGGGCCACCAGGACAAGCCTGATGGCCCCTCATGTGAAAGAAAGGGATGCCTACTGATCGACCGGATCGTCGTCAGGCGGAGACGCGTCTGCCTCCATGTTGGCCAGCTCCGCCTCTTCCTGGCTCAACGAGTAGCCCGTCCGCTCCAGCTCCTGAAAGTAACGCAGGAACCGATCGGCCTGATCGCCGTGGGCCAGACGGATCTTCTGCCTGATCGCTTCGTCGACCTCGTTCTCACGCACCTGCAACGCGGCGCCATAGGCCAGCTTGACCCAGGTGCCTCGACCGGCCAGGTACGAGGGCAGATCCCACATCTCGCCGAACCCGTTCGTGCGCTCCACCCGGGCCACGTTGGCCCTGGCCATGACCGTGTCGTAGACGCTCTTGGGGAGAACGTCTAGAAACGCCTGACTGACGAAGTCCAGCACGTCAGCGGGCTTGGCCGCCGCGCCTCGCACTCGCTTGGTCAGGTGCGCCTCCCTGCCCTCGTCGACGCGCTTCATCTGCTTCCAGTGGGCGCGCTCCGCCTTCTGCCGGATCTCCGCCGCCTCGGTGGAGCTGACCGCCTTGGCCGGCTGATCGACCGTGCCCTGACTGAACAGGCTGACCAGCTTGGCCGCCGACTCCGCGACCTGTGGATCAGAGTCGTTCATGTGGGCCAGCGGCTCAGTGGTCACCTGGAAGAACGTGGCGTCGTCAGCGATGCCCCACCGGAAGTCCTCCGCATCCGGCCTGGTCGACGGCCAGTAGAGCTCGTCCGGCTGAGGGTCCTCGCTCACCACCCGCCAACCGTTCTTGCCCAGCACGCCTTCCCACGGCTCACGGCCGTGCTCCGTGCGTAGCCGGTCGACCGCGCTCGCGATCCGATTCTCCCGATCGATACGCGCCAGGCCGCCGTTGACCGCCGCGTCGACCGGCGTCCCCCTCAGGATCGCCGTGTGCGCCACGGCCAGGACCTCCGGAGCCGTGTGCAGCTTCACCAGCTCCTCAGCGGCGCCGATGCTCAGCTCGTCACCGACCTGACCTTGCACGTGGTCGGGCAGACGGAGCAGGCTCAGACGCTTGCTCACGTGAGGGTGGCTCCGCCCCACCCGGCGCGCGATGTCCTCCTGACTGAGCCCGTGCTCCCTCCGGAGCACGTCGTACTGCCGGGCCTCCTCGATCGGCCCCAGAGTGCGACGGTGCATGTTCTCGACGGTGGCCAGAACCACGTGGGTGGCCGGGTCGGCGTCGCGTACCTGCGCCTCGATCGTGGTCGCGCCCTCGATGCCCTTCACCGCCGCCAGCCGATGATGGCCAGCCACCACCTCGAAGCGGCCGTCCGTCTTGGACCTGACCACGATAGGGTTGATCAGCCCGTTCTGCTCGATAGACTGCCGGAGCTCGCTGACGTCGGCGGTCACATCAGCCGCGTCGATCTGGTCGAGAGGGATGCGGCCGAACGCCGCCTGCGTGTCAACTGCCATGCCGGCAGTCTAACAAAAAGAAGTCGCCGGCGCTAGCCGACGACTTCCACCCAAGGAGGGCCAACGTGGCCAAGACCAGTCTAGCAGCTCAGCGGGATCTGCTCACTCATCGGGGTCGTCCCCGTCCAGGTCCACAGCGCACACGCACGGATAGGCGCCGCAGGCGGAGCACTTCGGCCCGTCAGCCACTCACCCGCTCCCGGCCGGCGGCCTGAGCGGGTGCTCCTTCACCGGCGGCTTCTCCTCTTTCGGCTTCTCCTTCTCCTCTTTGTCCGCGAACACGTCTGCGTACCTCCTTAGCTCCCCATAGAGCTGACTCAGGCTGACCGACTCCAATGAGTCTAGCAGAGTACGTCTGGCGGATTTATTGGCGGCGTTTACCCCGGGAGCCCCGTTTACCCCGGGAGCCCCGAACAGGCCGCGCCGCCGGAGCTCGGCTTGCCAGCGAGGATTGATCTCCGGGTCGATGGCGCACTCAGGACAATAACGCTCGCTGTGCGCCGTGTTCTTGAGTCGCCGCTCGTCCGCGCGCGTACCTCGATAGACCGCCACCAGGCGAAAGGGTACGCCCGCCCGACGAGCGGCGGCCAGGAACTTGCTGCCCCGCCCAGCCCAATGCAACTTCATCCTGTCGGCCAGGGCGGCCTGGCTCTCGTCGTTCGTCCATCCGATGTAATGACGGGCGAAGCGCCCATGCTTCGGTTGCATGAGCGCTCCGTCCAGATGGATGATGTAGATCAGCCGTCTACTCCTCCTCCACCACCAGCTCGATCGAGAACTCCTCTTTGTCCGGCTTGTCCTCGAAGATGCCGAAGTACTCCTCCGGTCCGTTCTCGTTGAAGCTCACGCGCTCGCTCTCGATCATCTTCTCCGGCGAGGGGTCCTCGCCGTCAGGCCACTCGTAGTTATCAGGGTCCAGATCGAGATACCTGATCTGCGTGTACGAGATTCTAGCCCTACGCATCTTTGCCTCCCTGGGTCAGTAGCCTCCGTAGCCGTCGCCGAGACCTCCGTAGCCATCGCCGTAGCCGCCGTAGCCGTAGCCGTGGCCGTGGCCGTAGCCGTAGTCGCCGTAGCCGTAGCCGTAGCCGTAGCCGTCGCCGTAGCGGTAGCCGCCGTCGTCGTAGCCGTAGCCGT